CCCCCCGTTCGGGGGGGACCAGCGTGGCGTAAGCCACGTGCCGTTTTCGGCTACCTGCGGCGCTCCGGCTTTTGCGGGAGCTGGAGGTAACTTGCATGACAGACAAAGATACCTCTCTTGGGAACTATGAGCTGAAAGAACCAATTTTTCAGCACTTCGATCCCAATGGGAACCCTTTTGGGGCCCCATTTGGTTCCAGGTACGCTAAACATAACGTATCCTGGAAGAGAGGTCAATCGATTCCGAACTTTTACCAGCGCAGAGCCAGAGGGGAGTTACTCCCTTACACATCTTTCCAAAAGTTTATTTCTAATGGAGAGAGATCTGGTTATGCGAAGATCCGGAATTCTGCAGGATGGAGCACAGAAGATAAACTGGCTACATACACCAGTGATGCTTACGTGCTCTCGTATGATCAAATTGTTGATGCATACACTCCTATCAGTCCCGAATCTTATCTGCAAGCGGCTGCGGGTCAGATCTACGAACGTGGATTTGACGCGTTAACCTTTTTTGCAGAGCTACCTGAAACCATCAAAATGTTTGCTGACGTCGTCAAGAAGATACGTAACTTTAAGGCGAAGGCCTTCAAGTATGCGCGTCAATTGGCTAAACGTCAGACGATACGGACCGCTTCTGAAATAGAGCGGCTCGTCTCGGACTTGTGGCTTGAGGCACGCTATGGTTGGCGTACCCTGGGCTATGATATCCGTGACTTTGATGAAATGCTTCAGGCTGACTGGTCTCGGAAACGATTCACTGAGCGCGTGGGTACCACCTACCTATCGAGTGAGGAAACTTATCTCACCCATGTTGGGTATGGTGGAACATCTACCATAAGGCGGCTTATTCAGCTGTCCCAAGGTATACGTGGCTCAGTGTGCGCTGACTTTACACCATCTAAACTCCGATTCAACCCGTTCATCACTGGCTGGGAGGTAGTACCTTACAGCTTCGTGGTGGACTGGGTCGTAGGAATAGGTGATGCGTTGTCAGCTGCGTCTTTTCTCGCCACCGTCGACGCCTATACTGGGTCGTACGGTTGGGTCTGCGATGTTGACATCACTGAAGAGCTCGTTGGTCACAGTTTTGACACTGGGAACAGCGGGCCGCTTAGTATGTCGATGTCTCAACAGATCCATTGGGAGATACGTCTGCCATCTCGAGTGCCGATTCGACCGTTCGTACGCCTCAACTTCAATGCCGCTAAAGCAGCTGATTTAGCTGCTATGGCTAAGCAATTGGTGCTGAGGTAACTACTAGGAGAAACAGCAATGGCTGCAATGTCTACAGCCCTCATCGAGTTTGCCGATAACGGGAACTCGCGCACCTACACGCTTCCTAACCATACGGTTACGAAGCCGCAGCTGGTTGTCCAGACGCGGAAGGTGCCTACGGGAGAACAGACTGTCGCGGAAGTCACGATTGGCGTTATGTCTGCCACTCTTGACGCAAACGATATCCTGCTCCCGTCCAAGTGCCTGTTCAGTGTTACCCATCGAATGCCGATCAACGGTGATACCGCTGATCGGACCGCAATGCTCGCTTATTTCCGGGATATTATCGCCGGAGACGAGTTCGCGAATTCGATCGCCACGCAGGAATGGCTCAAGTAATTGAGCCTTCACACCAGTGATGCAACGAGTTAAAGATGTTTTCTTTGCGTGGAGTCTTCTACGCAGAGTCATAGTTACACTCGCACCATTGGTGCTGTCTGGCCTACTATACTTCGGTGTAGACAGTCAGACGGTTCATGGCGTTGAGGAGGCTGTTATCTTCTTGGATACCGGTGAGATTCCGGATGCAATGAAGTAACTAACCTTCTAAGGGCACACTCAACAAGCAGGAGTATTTCTTATGAGAACTCCGATTGAAGTGTACGACTTATGTCGATGCTTCATCTTGGATAGGCGCTCCGTCCTAGGTGAGGAACTTAGTGATAAGATCCTCGGTTTTGTTAGGTCTCGCAACCTGGCAAGACTAACGAACCTAGTAGAAGTTATTGGGGTGGAGTTATATTCACAACCACCCTTGCTAGCAACAGTGATGCAGATAGAGGCGTTCTTTAAGAAGAACTCTCTGTTTTCATCGGAGGACACTTGCCTCGAGGCGGCTCGGAAGAATTTCGAGCTTGCCGAGAGGAAGTGTCGCATCACAAACAAACGGCTTGACTACTACTACGTCCAACGTGAGCGTCTCGCTCCCGATTTGGACTTTTATATGTCACGTGCCGAAAGGTACGTTAGCCGCTTGCTTGGGGACTTTGCTAGTTTTGAAGAGGAGATCCCTCTCCGATTCAAAATAACTTCAGGAGCTTCCGCTACACGGTCGCGTGCACGGTCTCTCAGACCTTTTAAAGTGTCGAAGAGGCCTCACTGCACAATGCGTGCCTTTCCGTATCTACAGTCGCTTTCTACCCTGTTTGGGTATGGGCCACTGAAACCGCGGATTAGGCATGCTAACCGTGTGGAAGTCGTACCGAAGAACTGGAAGACACACAGAACCATCGCTTGCGAGCCTGAGGGCAATCTCTGCCTTCAGCTGGCTTTTGATGATTATGTGAAATCCTGCCTCCGTAAAAGGGGACAGGACCTGTCAGACCAGACTAAGAATCAACGTCTGGCCAAGATCGGTTCGATTGATCGCAGTTTAGCGACAATTGACCTCTCTATGGCCTCGGACACGCTCTCTTTGAATACTGTCGCCTGGCTCCTCCCGGAGCCATGGTTTAAGTTTCTGGCGAGCGTACGTTGCCCTTTTTATGTGGGCAAGTTCGGCGAGGGTAAGTATGCTAAGTTCTCCTCAATGGGGAACGGCGCAACCTTTTCTCTCGAGACGCTGATCTTCTGTGCGTGCTGCTATGCAGTTGGGTCTAAGGCCTTTAGCGTGTACGGGGACGATATCATTATCGAATCCGATCTCGCTGAGGCTTTGATCCGTCTGCTAGCGTTCATAGGATTCTCAGTTAATACTGAGAAGAGTTACATCGGTGATATTTCCTTCCGTGAGTCGTGCGGAAAGCACTACTGCGGAGGCATCGATGTTACTCCTAAGTACTTACGTGACGGCGGCCTGAATAAACAGGTACTTAGCCATAACGTGAATACTTTGGCTTCTATTGCTGACTGTGGAGGGCGTCTTGCAAGTGCCCTCCTTAACATTGTTAGGGATCAACGACTTATCATCGTCCCCTTCAGTGAGTCTAGCATAGAAGGTGTGTGGGTTGATATCCACACTGCCTATGAAAAGCGTCTTCTCTACCCTCGGAACTGGGTCTTGTCGAGAAAGAGATATGTCCCGATTATCAATCGGAAAACGACAGTCTCTATCGTTGACACGAGATCCCTTTTCTTATGGTACCTCGTTAAGTACCAAGGGCGAGATTTATTAGACGCAGTCACGACCAGTCGGTACTCACCGCTGCACTTAAGGTATAGGTGCAAGGTGGGCGCTTGGTTTCCACCAAGCGTGGCGACGCCGGGCCAC